CAAGCCATGAAAGCGGCTCAGGAGATACCGGGAGCGTCTATTGACCGTGTAGTAGGCGAGGAAATGTGGCTGGGCATCTACTGTGCCGGCACCCTCATTTATCACGATAGATACCAGGACCAAGACGGCATGTTCCCATTCGTGCCGTATTTCGCAGACCGCAAGAAATCAGGCGAACCCTTCGGACCAGTCAGAAACCTCATCAGCATCAGCCAGGAAATCAATAAGCGCCGGTCCAAGGCGATGCACCTGATTAACACCAATCAGGCCATTGTCAGCCAGAACGCGGTGGAGGACTGGGCTGAGTTCGCCAATGAGAAGGGCCGTCCTGACGGGATTATGAAGGTCAGGGGCAAGGCCGATGAAGTGGTCCAGCTCATCAAGAACCAGGACATGGGCCAATCACAGATGGCTATGCACGAAGAGTCCAAACGGGCCTTCAACATGGTCAGCGGTGAAGATCCCACGAACATGGGCGCGGCTTCCCAAATGCGGAGCGGGGTAGGCAAGGCCCGTGAGCAGATGATGACGGACTGGGTGAACATGCCATTGCTCACCAATGTTCGCCGTACCCGCAGAATCAAGCTGAATAAGGTCTGGGGCCTCATCTGCCAGCACTTCAACGAGGACATTGTTTTCCAGATTACTGACGATCCGGCCGCACCGAAGGTCATTCAGCTTCCGAAGTCTCGGTTGGATGCCATGCGGGATATGCGGTTCAACTTCGTCATTGCTGACGTTGAAGATTCGCTGACGCTTCAGACTGAGCAGTTTGAAATCGTTGCCAATCTGTTGCCGCAAGTCCTGCCATTTGGCACAGGGCCAGCCAAGTTCTTGTTGGAACTCTCCAGCATCAAGCCCAAGCAGAAAGAAGGGCTGATGAAAATTCTTGACGGCATGGCGCAAGCGCCTCCACCGGAACCGAAGATTTCTATTGCTATGAACTGGTCAGAGCTCACGCCTGAGGAAAAGGCCGTGTTTGCCATGACCAAGCTCGGCCTCCCGATGCTTGCTGAGTACGAACTGAAGCAGGGTGAGCCATCAGCGAAGCGTCTTGCACTCGAGGAAGCGTTAGCGAAGCAAGCCAGCGTGGAGCGCATGAACGATAAGCGCCAGGAAGTGGAACTGATTAAGCACGGCTCTGATTCCAAGCGGGAAATGCTGGTGGAACTCATGCACCGGCAGACTGAACTACAAAAGAAAGACAAAGACATTGAGAAGGAAAAGGCGAAGCCGAAACCAGCAGCAAAGGCGAAGTAATGGCGCATAAAGAAATCCGCATTGACATGGATGAGATACAGGATTCCAAGACCATTACGCAGGTCAACTTGCGGAAGTTTGCTGAAGCGTTTGGCTCTAAAGAGGCGATGAAGCATCAAGAGGTTGATGAGTTGATAGACGATTTCGATAAGCACCAACGGGTGCTCAAGGTGCGAGGGGTCAAAAAGTATTTTCTCATGGGGAAGTAGTCAGCGATCCACTGTCGGATCTTCCTGAAGGAGCAACATGGCGAACGAAGTGAAAAAAGAAACAGTTAAGATGAAGTATGTAGGGCATTTTAAGGGCAATACCAAGACGGTTGAACTGCCCATCCCCTTAGTCAGCAACAGCATGAAGCAGGAGGAAGTGTTGACGTTCAGCCGTACCAGCAAGAACGGCGCGGCGTATTGCGAAGTGCCGTTGCGCTGGGTGGGTGCGCTGTTGTCAGTCGGTGGCAACTGGCAGGTAGCCGAAACCGTGACGCCTGACCTCAAGGGCCGTATTGAAATTGAGAAGGCTGAGAACGATGAGCGTATGCGGAAATTCGCCCTTGAGAACGAGTTGGTGGAAGCATGAGTGCCGTCACCGAAAAGGAAAAGCCAGCAGCGAAAGCGCCTGCTCCCATGGGCAGCTTCTTAGGGAAGTTACAGGATAAGGCGAAGCCAGCACCCAAGCCAGAGGAGAAGGCCGATGAATCAGGAGAGAATAAGAACCCTGTTGTGGCTGAGAAGCCAGTGGCTGCGGCTCCTGTGCAAGCTGAACCTGTACCAAAAACCGAAACCAAACCTGAAGCTGGTAGCAAAACAGAACCTGAAAAAGCTGAACGGCAAACTGACAAAGACACCCTCGAAAAGCGTCTTAAGGACACCCAGTCCTGGGCGAATGAAGAGCATAAAAGGGCGCTGCGAGCAGAACGAAAATTAGCAGAAATGCAAGAAGCGTTGGTGCGTGTCGAGAAAAAGATTGACGGCACCTACGAACCCCCACAACTCCCTTCCCCCGATCAACTTAGTGCCGATGCACAAGTGCGAGGTCGTATTGAGTCCTCGCACGATGCGGCCGTCAAGCTGCACGGGGAGGAGTACGTCATGCAGACCGTGTGGGCTGAGGACTCGCTCTATCAGAAATTGCAAGCAAATCCTCTGATTCGAGCGAGAGTGATGGAAGCGAAATCCCCAGTGCTGGAAGCCATCGCCGTCGTCAAGGAACACCTAGACGGTGAGAAGTATGGCCGCACTCCTGAGGAGATTCGCAAACGAATTGAAGAAGAACTCAAACCCAAAATTACTCAGGAAATCCTGACTTCCTTGAAACCGAAGCCGGGACCAGTGACGAGCACTCTAGGAAACGTCAGGGGTGATGTGGACCGCACGGCGCAAAAGGCCGATGCCCCCACCCGATTGGACTTGAAACAAGTCTTTCCATGGGGTGCTTCGCGCACCTGAGTAGAAGGACGTAAACCATGTCGTACACCGAAGTCCTGACAGGTCACGATCTTACCGCTGAACAGTGGGAGACCGGGATACAGTCAGAATATCTCCAACAGCTCTGGTGGGCGCACATCATGGGCGAAAGCTCAGATATGCCCATTCAGGTCAAGATGGACCTGAACAAGAAACCAGGCGATGCCATCACGATTGGCATTCGCTCAAAACTCAAAGGCGGTCACGTTACCGGACGCAATAAAGGCGAAGGGAACGAAGGCCGCGTGGACTTCTACGGACAGCGCATCACCATCGACAATGACCGTCAGGTGGTCAAAGTCGAAGATGTGCCGATGACGCAGAAGCGTGTCCCTTGGGATGTGCTGATGCAGGTTCGTGAAGCCCTCGTTGACCAATCCAAGCAACAGCTCGAGGACGACATTATGACGGCCATGATTGACACAGCGTCAGGCCGTGTCCGTGGTCGTTACCTCTATGGGGCTGCGGATTCCAACTGGAACGCGACCCATACCACTGCATTGGGCAACATCGACAACACCAGCGACAAGCTGACGACTGGGATGTTGGATATTGCGAAGCGCAAGGCGCTCATTCCGATCAATGCCACGGCGAAGATTCGCCCGATGAAGGTGCAGGTTGGGCAGTCCTTCCAAGAGTGGTTCATTTCGGTTCATCACCCGTACAGCGTGCGCGACCTTATCACGGATGACGCATCGTGGAAGAACGCACAGCTGAACGTGCCTCCGATCCAGGGTAATGGGCATGTGCTCTACACGGGAGCCAGCTTCAAGGGCTCTTGGAACGGCGTGCTGATTTACGAGTGGGATCGGGTGGAGTTGGTGTCCTCAACCATTCAGTGCGGCCATGGGTTGCTCATGGGAGCACAGGCCGGCGCGGTGGTCTGGGGTCAGACTTCCAAGTTCACTGAGGACACGAACCAGGATTTGGGTCACGACTATGTGGCCGAACTCCATGAGATTCGTGGAATCGAGAAGATTGTCTACGGACGTAACACAGTGAGCGGCGAAAGTGACGAGGACAACGGCGTTGTCCACGTATTCGCGGCCGCTGTTGCCGACTAAGGAGGTGGACTATGGCAGCTAGTGCATTTGGTCCAGCTCGCGGTGTCGGTCCTAGCGGGTTGCTGGGGTTCTACCACGGCAATGCTGGTGGGGCGAGTACCACGACAACGGTGACGCTTCCCGCAGGGGAAATCATTACCGATGTGATGGTGTCCGGTTCCACCAGTACGACTGCCGTGTACGTTGACACGATTTCAGCGAACACGTTTACGGCGACACATGCGAGTGCTGACCGATTCAGCTACATCGCGTTTGTGAAGAAAATCTAACCGTCTGGGCCTCACCGGGGGGCGAAAGCCGGGGCGTGAGGCCCATACAAAAGAAAGTGACACCAAATGTCAGCAAGCAAGACAGAGTGGTATTTCCAGTTATTCAACACCAGAAGCCGGAGCTTCATTGACGACGATTCTGGTGTCTGCAACGTGCTAACAGATGGTTCGCCGGCAGAAGCAACCATCTACAGCGATGAAAACGGCACTTCGGCTTCCAACCCGATGACGTTCACCAATGGCGTCATTCGGTTTTGGACAGCGAACAGCGTCACCTCGCTGGATTTGTCAGTCCTGACGGCAAGCGGCCATTCGTTCTTTTGCGAATCGGTCACACCGTCTCAGCATCGCATTGATGTGGACCCTGACAAGTTCCTCTACAAGCTGGTCATTCCCTACACCTACTCGGGCGCATCGGAAACCGTTGTCAACAGCGGCTTCACGATTTCTGCGTCCATGCTGGTGAAGGACATCGAGATTGATGTGACCACAGTGATGACGGGTGGAGTTCTGGACATCGGAACATCTACCGATCCTGACGGGTTTGCTGATGGCGTGTCAGCGGCCACAACCGGCTTCCCGATTACGCTGTTAGAGGAAGCGTTGGTGTCTACGTCTAGCTTGTTCGGTGCGCTGCTGTCGGTAGCGACTACGCAGAACGTGCGGAAGAAATACTACCGTGCGAATGCTACGTCGGGAGCCAGCATTGTGTATCAGAACACGACCAGCTCGAGCACCGCTGGTGCGGGATACATCTACCTGACATTCGACCGTCTACCCACGAGGCAGGCGTAATCAGAATGTCTGACCATGTTGAGGCCATAGCTGAAGGAGCTGCGGCCTACTACATTGGGCGAGTCAAGCGGAAGTTGGCGGCGGGGATCTATCAAACGGTCCCTGTCGCTTGCTTCTGCGGCTCATCAAATGCCGTGAAGATCACGGACTTTGACCGCTACGGCTTCGACCACAAGATGCACCTCTGTAAAGACTGCGGGATTCTATACGCCAATCCCCGCATGACAGAGGAGAGCTACGCCAAGTTCTACGAGCAGGAATACCGCTACATCTACGACGAGAACGAAGAGGATGACACTGCGGAGGCGCAGTTTGCTCGTGGTCAGCAAGTGGCTGAAGCCTTACGCGATTACTTAGTTGAGCAATACGAGTTCAAGCCTACCACCGTGTTCGATATTGGCTGCAACGCTGGGGCGTGGCTGCAACCGTTCCTAGATGCCGGCGCACAGGTGCATGGCGTGGATTACGGACCGGAGCGGGTGTCGTTCGGGCGTGACCGTGGCTTGCCGATTGAGATTGGTTCTATTGAGACCTTGGAGATTCTCGGCACCAAAGCCGACCTGATTCTGATGAATCATGTGCTGGAACATGCCACCGACATTGAGTCCATGTTGCTGCGAGTGCGGCACTTACTCAATGACGATGGGATGCTCTATATCGCGATGCCTGGGTTGTTTG